ATGAAATTTGATTTGCGGAATGGGATCGATAAGCTGGCCAGCAGGCTGGCAGACAGCGGAAAGGATCACATGAGCTGCGGAGGAGATTGCTCCGCGTGTCCCGAGAAAGGCTCGTGCAGCGTGTACGCAGCCCCTATGGTGCGCGTCGCAGCAAAGATTCCGCCCGAGCCGCAGCGCATGAGCGCAGAAGAGATTGGCCGGGCCCTGACGCTGGCCGAGCCCTTCGCCGCATGGCTGGAAGCCGTCAAGGCCCACGCGCTGGATACCCTGCTCACCGGCGGAGATATTCCCGGCTGGAAAGCCGTAGAAGGGCGCAGCAACCGGAGATTCACTGATTCAGAAGCCGCGCTTTTGGCGCTGGAGGCTGGCGGTGTTCCCCACGATACACTCTACGAGCGTAAGCCCCTTTCTCCGGCACAGATTGAGAAACGGATCGGAACAGAGGTGTTCCGCCAGCTGGCAGGAGGCTTTGTGGAAAAGCCGGCCGGTAAACCCGTGCTCGCACCCGAAGGGGATGCACGTAAAGCGTGCTGTATCAGTATTCGGGGCTGAATGCCCTGCACAGTGGGAAGGGGGTGAACCTATGGCCGAACCCAAATACCAGCGCTGGCTGACACCCGAAGGCTTGCAGCTGCTTGAAGGCTGGGCACGCGATGGGCTGTCTCAGGAACAGATCGCCCGAAAATGCGGCTGCTGCCGCAAAACACTTGTCACATGGGTGGAACAGCATCCGCAGATTGCAGCAGCGCTCAAAAAAGGCCGCGAAGTTGTCGATTATGAGGTCGAAAATGCCTTTCTGAAGCGTGCGCTGGGCTATCAGTACACCGAAACCCGGGTCGAAAGCGGCAAAGAAGAAAAAACCGTTCAAACCCAAAAGCATATGCCCCCCGATGTCCGCGCAGCTGAATTTTGGCTGAGCAGACGCAGGCCCGACCGCTGGGGCAGCCGCGCCCAAGAGACAAGCAGTACAGAGGATTCCGGCTGCGTAATCCTGCCCGAGGTGAAGGACGATGCCTAATATTATTTGGAAACCACAGCCTATGCAGGTACGCTTTTTGCAGCGGAGGGAGTATGAAGCATTATATGGCGGGGCAGCAGGCGGCGGCAAAAGTGAAGCACTCGTCATGGAAGCCGTCCGGCAAGTGCATATACCGCATTATCATGCGCTGATCCTGCGTAAAACCTATCCCGAGCTGTCAGAGCTTATCCTGAAAAGCCAGGGCTACTATCCCCGTGCGTTTCACGGCGCGAAGTTTAACGAAACCAGGCACCGCTGGAAATTCCCCAGCGGTGCAACCGTGGAATTCGGCGCAATGCACCGGACGGCAGACAGGCTCAAATATCAAGGCCGCGCGTGGGATTTCATCGCCTTTGACGAGCTGACCCACTTTTTGTGGGAGGAGTACAGTTACCTATTCTCCCGCAACCGTCCCAGCGGCCCGGGGACCCGGGTTTATATGCGTGCAACCGCGAATCCCGGCGGCGTCGGGCATGGCTGGGTGAAAGACCGCTTCATTACGCCCGCGCCTCCAGGGACCCGGATTTGCACTGAACAAACGCTGCGCCGCCCCGACGGTACGGAGGAAACTGTCGTGCGTGACCGGGTTTTTATCCCTGCAAGCGTCTATGATAACCGTATTTTGCTCCAAAATGATCCGAATTATGTTGCAAACCTTTCCCTGCTGCCCGAGGCCGAGCGCCGCGCCCTGCTGGAAGGTGACTGGGACAGTTTCAGCGGACAGGTCTTCACGGAGTGGCGGGATGACCCCGCCCATTATCACGACCAGCGCTGGTCTCATGTAATCGCTCCGTTTCGCGTGCCGCCGGAATGGCCGGTTTATCGCGGTTTCGACTGGGGCTATTCACGTCCGTTTTCTGTAGGATGGTGGGCAATCGGTCTGGATGGCTGTATGTACCGGGTGCGCGAACTGTATGGCTGCACCAAGGAGCCAAATACCGGATTAAAATGGACGCCGGATGCACTTGCTGCAAAAATCAAACAAATCGAGCGGGAGGATGACAACCTTGCCGGACGGCGAATCCATGGGATCGCAGACCCCGCAATCTGGGACAGCTCGGGCGGCGAAAGCATTGCCGGTATTATGGAACGGGCAGGCGTTTACTTTGATAAAGCGGACCATGCGCGTATATCCGGCAAAATGCAGCTGCATAACAGGCTTGCGTTTGATGCAGACGGCAAGGCGATGCTGTATGTGTTTTCCGGGTGCAGGCAGTTTATCCGGACGGTGCCGTCACTTGTTTACAGCACGGCCGACGTGGAAGATGTCGATACTTCGGCAGAAGATCATATTTACGATGAAACGCGTTATGTGGCAATGGAACGCAAGATTTTGCCGCGTGCACCCCATCAGCCAGGAAAACAGGTGTTCGACCCGCTGCGGGAGTGACGGCTGATGATCCCATTTAGAGCAGGGGCGGTATTCCTGCTGCATTTTCAGTTATAAACGGAGGTAAAAGCTGTGAAGCAATCTAAATTCCCTGAAGAAAAAACAAGAACGCCAGAAATGCAGGGCGGTTTTGGGGCGGCTGCGGCAAAAGCTGCGGAAGGCCCCGCGCCCGGGATGGAAGCCGCCGCAGACATCGGTCGCATTAGCGAACAGACAGTTGCCGAGGGGCTTCGTCTGCTGCTGGAATACAAGCACGGCAAAAGCCTGCTTGAACAGCGCATTATCAACAATGAAGAATGGTATCGCCTGCGGCACAGCCGAGCGCAGGGGGCAGGCCCGTTTGACCCGCATTCGGCATGGCTGCTCAACAGCCTGATGAACAAGCACGCAGATTTGATGGACAATACACCGTCTACCGCAATCCTGCCGCGGGAGCGCAGCGATGAGGAGACGGCCCGGACGCTTAGCACCGTGATTCCGGTTATTTTGGAGCGGGCCGGTTTCGATGAAATCTATGACCGGTGTTCCTGGTACAAGCTGAAAAACGGTACAGCCTGTTATGGCGTGTTCTGGGACGGCGCGGCGGAGGGCGGCATTGGTGATATTTCCATTGGCCGCGTCGATTTGCTGAATTTGTTCTGGGAGCCGTCTGTAGATGATATCCAGGACAGCCCAAATCTGTTCTGTGTGCGGCAAATCAGTCTGGATGTATTGAAAGAACGATATCCAAACGTTGAGCTTTCGGGTGACGGCGGGCTTACGCTGGCGCAGTATCTTCGTGAGGATGGGCAGGCTCCCGGGAACCGTGTCCTGCTGGTGGACTGGTATTATAAACGTGAGGGCAGGCTGCATCTGATACAATTTGCTTCCGGCAAGCTGCTGTATGCTACGGAAAACGATCCGCATCTGGCAGGGCGCGGCTTGTATGACCATGGACAGTATCCCTTTGTACTCGATACGCTGTTCCCGCTGGAAGGTCTGCCGTATGGTTTCGGATTTATTGATATTATGCGTGACCCGCAAACTTATATTGATATGCTCGATCAGTGTATTTTGTATAATGCACGGCTTGCGGGTCGGCCGCGCTGGTATATTTCGGACAGCACCGGTATCAATGAGGAGGAATTCGCTGACTGGAGCCGGGATTTTATCCATGTTGCAGGCAAGGTCGATGAGGAACACCTGCGGCAGGTAACTGTCAATCCGCTCAGCGGCTATATACTCAATTATCGGGATGCAAAGATTGCCGAGATGAAGGAAACAAGTGCAAACCGTGATGTTTCGGCAGGCGGCACACAAAGCGGTGTGACGGCGGCCTCGGCAATAGCGGCAATGCAGGAGGCGGGGAATAAGGTTTCCCGTGATATCTTAAAGGCAAGTTACCGGGCTTACCGCAGGGTGGTTGAACTGGTAATTGAACTGATTCGGCAGTTTTATGATATGGAGCGGATTTTCCGCGTGACAGGGGAAAACGGCGGAACGGAATATGTCAGTTTCCATGGCGGGAAGCTGGCGCTCGCAGAACGCAGGCCGATTTTTGACATTGTTGTAAGCCCGCAAAAAACCAATCCGTTCAACCGGCTCAGCCAAAACGAATTTGCAAAGGAGCTGTATGCGGCAGGAGCATTCCGGCCGGAGATGGCCGAGCAGGCGTTGGCGATGCTGGAAATGATGGATTTTGAAGGCAAGCAAAAGGTTTTGGACCGTATTCGTCAGGGGAAGACGCTTCAACAGCAGGTGCAGAGGCTGACCCAGGTATGCCAGCAGCTGACGCAGCGGCTGGCGGCGCTGACAGGGGAAACACCGCCGGGGCTGGAAAAAATGCAGCCGGGCCGTCAGCCGATTGATCGGCCTGGGCGTGGCAGCGTCCGGGGCACCGCGGCGCAGGCGTATGAACGGGCGGCAAGGCTTGCGCAGGGCGGTGCGCAGCAGCAGGCGGCACAAAATACCCCGGTATAACGGGGGACCGTAATATGGTAGAGATTACGATTATGAAGGAACGGATTTCTGCATGGGGACATGCAGAGGATTCGGCGGGGTGTGCGGCGATCTCTGCGGTGTTGTATGCATTGGCCGGAGGGCTGGTGAATCTGGACTGCTGCACCTGCTGGGAGATACGCAGCGGATATGCGGATATTGTGATTCCGGATCTGCCGGAGGCGCGTTCTATGCGGATGATGGCCGAGGTAGGGCTCCGGCAGATTGCGTGCGGAAGGAACGACATACGGATTTTGCCGGAGACGACAGCTGACAAGGATTCATGATATAATGGCACCAACAAAAGGAAGAGAGCTGTTCCGGCAGCGGGGCAGCACGGAAGCAAACGAAAAAAACAGGAGGCAAAGCGTATGAAACTGATTAACATGACACTTTCCGCCTTTGGCGAGGCGGAAATGATGCAGCCGGGCATTCCGGCGGCGGAACACACGGCGAAGCGGAGTTTTGACGAGCTTGTAAAGAATGAATACAAGAAGGAATTCAGCGAGCGGGTGCAGGCAATTCTTGACCGGCGGTTCAAGACGGTCAATGCCGAGCTTTCGGCGGTGCGTCCGATTATGGCGCTGCTGCGGCAGCGGTACGGGGTGAAGGACGGTGCAGGTGCAGCGGAAGCGGTGCGCCGTGCGCTGGAGCATGACGAGGCATTTTGGGGTGCGGCAGCGGAACCCACAGGAATGCAGCCTGCACAGTACAGGCGGTTGCTTCAGGCGGAGGCGGATTCGCAGGAGCTGCGGACGCGGTTGGCAGCGCAGCAAACGGCGCATCGGCGGCGAGAGGAGCTTGACCGGCTGAACCGGGAAGCGGAGCAGGTGAAGGAGCGATATCCTGACTTTGATTTGCGGGCTGAACTTGAGGGCACGGCCAACTTTGGAGCTTTGATCCAGCGAGGGATAGATATGCTGACGGCATACCAGGTATGCCACCAAGATGAAATCTTGGAACAGGCGGCGCAGGATGCGGAAAGCCGAACGATGAGCCGGGTGCGGGCAAACCGTTCGCGGCCTGTAGAGAACGGGCGTGGCGGAAGCAGAGCGGTACGTTTGAGCAGTGATCCTTCAAAGTGGACGAAGGAGCAATTTCGTGATGTTAGCCGCCGAGTTTCCCGCGGCGAGCGCATCGTCCTGTAAGGATGTCCTCTGCGGACAGCACCAGAGGGCGCTGCCCTCTGGACTCCCGCCCCTCGCCGGGGAGGCGTCCTCTGCGGACAGCACCAGAGGGCGCTGCCCTCTGGACTCCCGCGCCTATGCGGCGGGCACCAAAGGGCTCCGCCCTCTGGACTCCCGCTGGGGCTAG